GCAATTAATATTCAAAGTAGTGTAATTAATAATAGAACATTTGGAATAACCGGAGTTTCAACTAATCCAGTTACATTAGATGGTTCTAGTTCTGCAAAAGCTGCACCATCTGCAAATTGGTTAAGAAATAAGTGTGGAATAAACACAAATGGTATATATTGGTTAAACCCAGGAGGATTGGGTGCAAATCAATTTTATTGTGATTTCACATTTGATAATCAGAGAGTGTGGGTAATGGTTGTAGCAAATAGATTAAATACAGGTGGTTTGAGTGGATTGACATATGCGGCCGCAACGGGTGCACAAATTAATACTGCCGGAACATATAATTCATCTTTAGGATTTAATTTATTAGTTGGATTACCTTATTGGAAATATTTAGGAGATACGATTTGCCAATATGTCGCAACATCCAATGTAAGTATATCGGGAAGTCACACAAAAAGAGCAAGATGGAAATTTAATGGGTTTACCTCAACATATGCATTTATTTACCCAAGAAGTATAACGGTTGATGTTGGAGCGGATAATCCTGGTTGGTATGCATATCACGCGGTAAACAATTTTTCCTTTTCGACATATAATAATGACCAAGATGCATACGGTGCAAATTGTTCAGTTCTTTATAATAATCAACCTTGGTGGTATGGTGCATGTTGGGATGGAAATTATTTTGCAGGTGGTAGCGGATATCAAGACGGGCCCTATTGGTCAGGTTCGGGTGGTGATTATCACAATTATGGAGCAGCATTTTTATCATTTACAGATTTATAATATTATGGAAACAAGATTAAAAGAAATGAAACTTAAAATAATTAAGTTAAACGATACAAAATATAAAAGAATTATTGAAGATTTTGATGGTAATGAAATTTGGAATGGTGGTGAACAATATTATATCTATGATGGATTGGTGGTAATGACATCTACTCATTTATTAGAATTGATAGAACAGATGAAAGGATTATCTGGTTGGAAGATTGTAGAAGTGATAAACGAATTATATCCAACGGAATAAGAAAAAAGATATTATTATATTTATAAGAAACATAAAAGAATTAAATGGCAGCAATATTTCAAATAAGAAGAGGTAATAGTTCGAATACATCATCATTAGAAAATGGTGAATTATATTTAAATACAGCAGAAAGTGCATTCCAAGTAGGCACAGCGGCGGCCGGTGTTCCAATTAAAATGTTATCATTAAACACTGCTTCATTTGGAGATATCATATTAACAGGTAGTGCATATATTAGTGGTAATGTTGTATTGGGTGGAACAATTACAATTGGTGATACTACAAATGACAGTGTTGTTTTTAATGCAGATTTAAGTTCTTCAATTATACCCGATGCAACTAATACATATGATTTAGGAGCATCAAATAAATTATATAGAAATGTTTATGCAACCTCCGGTTCATTTACAAATTTAGTAGGTTTGGGCAATGTCACTTCACTTAATACTAGAATTGGAGATTTAGAATGGACTGGTTCTAATCATGAAGGTAGAATGGATTTATTAGAGACTGCTATGAGTGGTTCTAAGAGACTTTATGTTTCACCCGAAGGTATTGATACTAATGATGGTACGGAACCTCACAAACCTTTCAAAACAATCAAAGCGGCAGTTGCATCTTTAGGTTCGGCTATTGCATCAAATATACAAAGAACTACAATTTTTATTGGTAGTGGTAATTATACGGAAAACAATCCAATAGCAGTTCCACCGGGAGTTGCAATTGTTGGTGATACATTAAGAACAGTTAGATTAACGGCATCAAATCCTACAAAAGATTACTTCCATTGTCATGATGGAAACTATTTTTATGGATTGAGATTTTTAAATTTACAAAATCCAGCATTCGCATTTTCATTTCCATGTTCTACCGCAAATGCAACAATAAATGCAGGTGGTGTTAGTACAATAACATTGGTTCATACTGAAAGTGGTTATGTTAATGGTGAAAGTGTAAATGTTATTATAGAAGGTCCTGATGCCGGCGGAACCGTAGCAACGGCGACGGCGAGTGTAAGTGGTGGAACACTTTCTATCACTATGGTAAATAATGGTAGTGGATATGTTGCAGGTGAAAAACCACATGTATCAATTCAAGCACCATCATCAAAAAGACCAGTAATTGGGACATCACCATATATTCAAAATTGTTCCTCAATTACAGGACCATTTACAACTGATGGTACTTTATTATCTCTTATACCTGGAAATGTAAATTACGCAGCATTACCATATAATATAAATGATGTAAGAAATCAATCAAATGCAATAATTGGTTCAGGCATAATTGATGAGCAAGGAGCGGGGGGTGGTATTAAAATTGATGGCAATTTAGTAAGTGGGTCATCACCATTAGAATCATTTGTAGCAGATGCATTTACTCAAGTTAATCAGGGTGGACCTGGTCACTTAGTAATCAACAAAGGATATGCACAATTCGTATCTTGTTTTACTACATTTTGTACCTATGGTTTCAAAGTAGCAAATGGTGGTTTTGCAAATATTTCAAATTCAGTAATAGATTTTGGTAAAGAAGGATTAGTATCTAAAACATATTTCCCTCAAACATATAATACGGGTTCTTCATTACAAACATTGACATCAACAGTAGTTGGTGCAGTTATTCTACAAGATGGAGCAGGTTATACGGGTTCAGTTGCAAGTGTGACTATTAGTGGTGGAGGAGCAAGTGTTCAAGCAACTGCAGAAGCAAATGTTAGTGCAAATGGTTCAATTGACCAAATTGTAATTTTAACTCCTGGTAGTGGATATACATCACAACCAAATCTTGTAATTGCAGCACCAACTGGTCCAGGTGCAATTCAAGCTACAACGGTTGCCGGAAAAGCTCAAATTAGTGGTATTAATGCAATATTATTCCAATTACAAAGTGGGAGTAGGGGTGTTGATGTTTCTTCAAATATGATTTTAAATGGAACTGATTATTTAGTAACAAATGTTGCAACCGGTAGTTCTGCAAATCAAAGATATGTAACAGTTTATCCTGCACCACCTTCAATTACAACGGGAAATAATGTTTATTTTCATCAATTATCAAACATCTCAACGGGTGGATTGGTTATGGAATATGGTGGTAGTGGTGTTACATATAACGCACTTCCAAAATTCGGTGGAGTTCCAAATAGAACAAAAGAAATTGTTGAATATGCTCCGGGTAGAGTATTTTATTCAACAGTTGACAATATAGGTAATTTAAAAATTGGTGATTTCTTTGCAGTAAATCAATTGACTGGAGAAGTTACAATTGACGCAAACCAATTCAATTTATCAGGTTTAAGTGCAATAGGGCCATTCAAAAGAAACGGAGTAGGGGTAGGTGTTATATTGAATGAAGTAAGTAATAATACAACTTTATTAAACGCACAAGGAATTACAGGTGAAGATACTGTTCCAACACAATTTGCAGTAAAAGGATATATTGACATTAGAGATGGTAGATTAAATAATTTAGAAACAACATCTGCAAGTTTGAATGTTGCAACATCTTCATTAAACACATATACTGCTTCACTAAAAACGGCAATCGATGTAACCGGTGGCAATACTAGAATTTTAGGAAACTTAATTGTAGATGGTACACAAACATCATTAAATACAACTGAAACTTTTATTGAAGATAAGAGTATAACATTAGCTAGTGGTTCGACTACATCTGGAATTGCAGATGGAGCAGGATTTAATATTGCAGGAGCAAATGTATCAATGAGTTGGGAAGATTCCAATCAAAGATTATACTTTAATACAAATATTGCAGCATTAGGTTCAATAAGTTCATCAACTATTGTTGGTTTAAATGGTGTAAGTGTAACAGCATATTCGACATCAGTAGATAGTAGAATTGTAAGTTTATCAACCACATCAACTACATCTACAACAAGATTAAGTAGAATTGAAGAAAGTACCGCATCATTGAATTTATTTAGTGCAAGTGTAACTACATCATTAGTTTCTATAAATAACACAACGGCTAGTTTAAATACATCAATTACAAATATAAATTCAACTACTGCAAGTTTAAATACTGCAGTTTCGAATATAAATCAATTTACTCAGTCTACTAATACTAGATTAGGATTGTTAGAAACATCAACAGGAAGTTTAAATCAATTTAGTAGTTCAACTTTAAGTAGATTAACACTATTAGAAACATCAACCGGAAGTTTAAATAGTGCAACTGCAAGTTTATATATTTCAACATCTTTAATGACAGCATCAATTGTTTCATTAAATCAATTTAGTTCATCAGCAACGATGAGTATTGTAGAATTATATTGGACAGCATCAAATCACGAAGGAAGAATAGATTATATAGAATTACAAGCATTTGGTGGAGTTGACTTACAATCAGTTTCAGCATCATTGGCGGTTGTAAATTCCGTAAGTGGTAGTTGGATTACTGAAAGTGAAACTGGTTCATTTGAAAAAGTTGCATCAGCAACTCACACATTGGTATCGGGTTCATCTCAAGTTGTTTCTTTATTACCAACTGGAGTAATTAGTGGTTCATCACAAACAATCGCAAACTTACCTACGGGAGTAATTAGTGGTTCTTCACAAATATTAGGTGGCTCTACTATTCATAGTGGTTCTATTGGTGATTATCAATTTAATTCAATTGGAGTTGGAGCTGCTGCATCAACAACCACAGGTGAAATTAGAGCAATTGGCGATATTACTGCATATTATTCATCTGATATACGATTAAAAGAAAATATAGTTCCAATTGTAAACGCTTTAGAAAAGGTAAATCAAATTAGTGGTAACACATACGATTGGAAAGCGGGATATGAAGAAATACATTCTCATAAAGGAAACGATGTAGGAGTAATTGCACAAGAAATTGAAGAAATACTTCCACAAATTGTAACAAATAGAGATAATGGATATAAAGCGGTTCAATATGAAAAAATAATTCCACTTTTAATTGAAGCTATAAAAGAATTATCTGCAAAAATAAAAGATTTGGAAAACAAATAGATATTTATAATCGTATAAGGAATTTCTTATAATTTAACTAAAAAAAAGAGTAAACTAAAATGGGACTTAAATTTAGACGCGGTACTACCGCACAGAAATCCGGTTCGTTAGCATTCGGAGAACCCTATGTAAATACTACATTAGGAACATTACAAATTGGAGGAGAAACCGGTGATATTACATTAGGAGCATCAGGAACAGGAAGTCAGGGTTCATTCGCTGGCATTTCAGGTTCATCATTAGACATCACAGGAAACGCAAAAATTGATGGTAACTTAACATTAGGTGGAGCAATCACAATAGGTGATGCATCTGCTGATACTGTAAATGTTATAGCATCTTTAAGTTCATCACTTATTCCTCAAACAACAAACGCATTTGATTTAGGTTCTGCGACTAAAATTTGGAGAGATTTATACATCTCAACAGGTTCAATCAAATTTATTGGAGCCGGTGGTAATATTGTATCGACACTATCTATTACTGCAGCTGGTTCTCAAAATTTTCCAAATGATTTAGTCGTTAATGGATTAACAGTAGGTAAAGGATTAAATTCAGTAGCTAGTAATACTGCGGTCGGTGTAACTGCATTGTCTACAAATACAAGTGGTTATATAAATACAGCTATTGGTTCTAATGCATTGAAAGTTAATACAACAGGTGTTGGTAATACTGCAATTGGTGCAGATACTTTACAAGCTAATACAACAACAAATGCTAATACTGCAGTTGGTTGGGGTGCTTTACGATATAATACTGGTGCTAATGGTAATACAGCAGTAGGTTCAGGTGCCATGCAAAATAATACAACAGGTAATGGTAATACTGCAGTAGGAAATGCATCTCTAGCAACCAATACAACAGGTGTTAATAATACGGCTTTAGGTACAAATACTTTAGCTGACAATGTTGGTAATTATAATACGGCTTTAGGTACACTTGCATTAAGACTAAATGTAAGTGGTAGTAGTAATATAGCTATTGGACATGCTGCTTTAGAATGGCATACCACAGGTCAAAGCAATATTGCAATTGGGGATACTGCAGGATATTTAATTACTACGGGTTCTTACAATACAATAATTGGTAAATATACAGGTGAAGCATCCTTATCTAATAATATAGTTTTAGCAGATGGACAAGGTAATATTAAATATCGTTGGGATGGAACTAATAATAATCTTTATGGTAATGTAAATGTAACCGGTTCAATTATACCTGGTACAACAAGTACATATGATTTAGGTTCTGCAACTAATATATGGAGAGATTTATATATTTCAACTGGTTCAATTAAAGTTGTGGCAAATGGTACAGTTGTATCAACATTATCTACAAATGCAGATGGTTCTCAAACTTTCCCTAATGGTTTATACTCTCAAGCAAATATAGTAATTGGAACTGGTTCTTATGTAAATGTTGGCCAATACCAAATTGGTAGAAGAGGTACTAATCCTGATATGAATGTTGTTTTAGGTATTGATATAATGCCATCTTTAACATCGGGTGAAGGCAATGTGGGAATTGGTAGAAGCTCATTATATAAATTAACAACTGGGTCTGAAAACATAGCAATTGGTGACCAGGCTGGATTTGGTATAAGTGGTAGTAATAGTAATAATATTACCATAGGTTATGCTACGGCTATGACTATGACCGGTTCAAGTGTTTCTAATAACATATTTATCGGAACTAATGCAGCGGGTAAATTAAATAATGGATATTACAATGTCGGAATTGGTGACAATGCATTGAATGGTGTTGTCGATACCAATGATGTATTTATTAAAAGTACAGCATTAGGATATGGAGCAGGTGCATATTTATCAGGTAATAGTACAAACAACCTTTTATTAGGTGCAAATGCAGGCCCTATTTCATCTACTACGGAAAGTTATAAATTCTATGTAAGTAATGGTGATTATGAGTCACAAGCATTTATGCTTGGTAATATGGCAAATAATAGCAGAACATTATCTATCAATGCAGCAACAACTATATCAGGTTCAGTAACAGGAACTTCATTTAATGGTACAATTAACGCTAATAACGGAGTATTATCTGGTTCATTGCAAGCACAATTACCAGCAGGAGTAGTTTCGGGTTCATCTCAAATTACATATGCAAATATTTCTTCTATACCTGCAGGAATTGTTTCTGGTTCATCACAAACAATCGCAAACTTACCAACAGGTACAGTAAGTGGTTCATCACAAATTACTGCAGGTTCAACTACAAATTTTGCAACTGATGTAAAAACTCAATTGAACTCTAACACAGTTGTTTCTGGTTCATCTCAAGTAACTTTAAGTTCAACAACTGGATATGGTACAGTTATCAACCAAAACTTATTAACTACTTCAAATGTTCAACACGCTTCATTAGGAATTGGTATGGCAGCAAGTGGAACATCTGGTAGAATTGATGCAGCAAACGATATCGTAGCATTCTCATCTTCAGATATTCGTTTCAAAGAAAATATTACTCCAATTGAAAACGCATTGGATAAGATTTCTAAGATTAGTGGTAACACTTATGATTGGAAAGCTGAGAATAAAATTGAGCATGGATACGAAGGAAACGATGTGGGTGTAATCGCACAAGAAATTGAAGCAGTATTACCTCAATTAGTTCAAACGAGAGAAAATGGTTTCAAAGCCGTTAAATACGATAAATTAGTAGCATTATTAATTGAAGGTATTAAAGAACAACAAACACAAATCGAAAAATTAAGAATGGATTTAGATAATTACGAATGTAAATGCGATAATTGCAAATCTAAATAAATTCAAAAGGTTTATAATAAATGTATGATGTTTATTACACTACCGCAGGAGGACCCTGGTTCAATAGCGGAGCTGATATATGGGTAACTAATTGGATAGAAGAAGTGGCTCCTGATTTAGAAGTCAAGCCACTTCTTCTTTTCCATAGGCACAAACCTACAAATTACGAAGAATTTCCAATCGATATAGACCATATTTGGGAAACATCCGAAGATAAAATTATTGAAATCTTTGAAGGTGCAAGAAAGATACATATATTACATGGTCATTATACTCCAACCAGAGCTATTCATCAAAACCTGGAAAAGATTGACTCAATTGTATTCCATAATTTAACCAAAGTGTCTTTAATGGCACAACAAAATAAAGATGAATATTTGCACTGGTATGGTAATTGGGAATACGAAAACGAATTAATAAACAAAATTAAAAATAAAGTTTGGGTAGGATTGTATCATTTTCCATATGAAACGGAAAACTTACATCATATTCCAAATAATTATACATTTACACAAAACAAAGAACTTTCAACATCGGTAGAATTGGGATACGCAGCAAGAGTTGAAGGTAGAAAAAATGTTGAATATATGGATGGATTGGGTGGATTTATTTCGACTAATTCAGAAACATTTAACAAATATTATAAAAAGAAATATGGATACAAATTTGAGAAATCAAAAATTTACAAGTTTGATTACAAATATAAAGAAAGGTTCTATGGACTTGATTGGGGAATATCTCATTCTTGCTTTCAACATGAACCATTTGGATATGGAATATTTGAAGCAGTCGATTGGGGTAAATTACCAATATTACATGAAACATGGCATGTTCCACTTGACTATAAGTACAAAGCGATTGATGAGGAAACATTTAAAAAAACCTACCAAACAATTTGTCAGGATGATTACGAAACCCGTAAAGCAGAATTTGAAAAACTTAAGAATTGGATGATTAAAAACTTTTCTAATAAAGATGATTGGAAAGAAAAACTTTTAGATATTTATAACGGAGAATAACACTTTATACTATGGCAAGAACAAATTTATCGTTAGGTAATTTATACAGAGCAACGCAGGGTTCGACGAGAACTACTCAGCAAGTTTCAATGAACGCTATGAACGCAGCAGCTGGTACAGCCGCAGCATTTAGCTCATTTGCAGTCGATACTATAACTGCAAATCAACCAACATACACTTATATAGTAGAAAGCACATCAGAAACGGCAACGTTTTCTTTTGGTTCACAGGGTTCTTTACATGGAACACGAGTTGGTAGTGTAGCAGCAAATTACACAGTATCATTTAATAATGCAAATTTTTCGGTAGGTACTGCAACATTAGGTGCATCACCATCGTTTCCAATTACACCTGCATCAATTGCAGCTGCAAACTATTCTGAAGCTGAATCAGTTTTATCAATGACATATGCAGATGGATATAATTTAAATGCAACGGGGTATAATACTACATCTACAAAAACATTATACGCAGTAGATGTTTATAATACAATCAATCAACCTGATTTTTGTTTATTATTTGGTACAAAAGTAAAATTATCAAACAATACCGAAATTAATGTTGAAGATTTAAATGTTGGTGATACCATTAAAGCATGGGTGCCAGCAGGATTACCCGATGAGAATTTAGATGCAGAATCTGACCAAATAGAATGGCGTTTTCATCAATTAGATTCATTAGAAGGTGTATCACAAGATGTAATAGTTTCCGATTTGACTTTTAACTTTGCATCTGGTTATTTTTCAATAAATAATGGTGCAATAAAAGCAACAGGTACTCACCCATTATTTGTATGGGATAATGAGATTGGAAAATATAAATTTAAGAATGTAGAAGATATTCTTCCTGGTGATAAATTGGTAAAAGAAGATGAAACCGAAGAATTGGTTTATGATATAGCAATAATAGAAGCAGATATTGAAATTGTAACTGTGAATGTTGAAAGTGCTGACGTTTATATTTCAAACGGATATATTTCACATAATAAAGGTACAACAACACAACCATCTATCCCTGCAGCCGGTTTAAGAATGTATGTTGACCCATCAAAAACCTCATCATTTGGAGCTGGTACATTGCCAGCAACTGGAACTCCAACTGTAGATTTATTAGACTTGACAGGATATGGTACAGGTATTAGACCTGGAGCACAATCACCTTTAGAGAGAGCGAGTTCAAATCCGGCATACAATAATGGTGCAACTAGAAAAGAAAGATATTATTCTTTTGATGGTGGTGACTTATTTTATAAAGATACTGCATCAAATATAAATGGTGGCTTATCTCAATTCAATACTAATACTGGTACAATCCATATGTGGGTAAGACCTACTACAACATTGGGTACAACTACAAGACACATTTTTGACTACGCGGGTTTTTATGGTTTAGCAATTGAATCGTCAGATAGTTCTACTTTAAATAGAGTAAAATTCTATGGTAGTACATTAGGAAATAGTGCACAATTAACGACATCATTATCAGCAAATGTTTGGTATATGATTTCAGCAACATTCCAACCATCAGGAACTGTAACAGTTTATGTAGACGGAACATCGGTAGGAACATTTACGGCAGCAGCATTTACGGCACCTGCATCTACTAACTATTTAACAATTGGTAGTAATAGTGCAAGAACAACGTTTTGGAATGGACAAATAGGACCAGTATTGTTCTATAATGTATTACAAAATTCGACAAAAGTAACAGAAACATATAATTATTTCTCTCCAACATACAAATAACATTTTGTTGTTTTGATTGAAAATTTTATATTTATATTGAGAACTAATAAATTTAAATTAAAGATAACATGGCAGAAAAAATCGTATCACCAGGTGTATTTACGAGAGAAAATGACCTTTCATTCTTGCAACAAGGTGTTGCAAACATCGGTGCAGCTTTCATAGGCCCTTTCAAAGAAGGCCCGTTAGTACCAACAATCGTAAATTCACAAACTGAATTTGAAACATTATTTGGAACAGTAGATGACACATATTATACTCCATTAGCAGTACAAAATTATTTAAGAGAAGCAGGAACTGCAACTATTTGTAGAGTAGCTGGTGTTGGTGGATATACCGAAACCGCTCCTTTATTAATAAGTGCAGTTAACTTAGGACAGATTGATTCGTTATTAACATCATCAGCAGGAACAAATTATTCAGCATCAGATGGTACTTCAAATGGTACAGCCCCTATATATTTTCAGGGTGGTACATTTGCAACAAACCCATCTGCATCGGCAACTATTACAAATGGTACAATTAGTGCAATTACTATATCTCAAAAAGGAAGTGGATTGACAGTAGCACCTACTTCAATATTCGTATCACAATCAGCTGCAAGACTTGCAAGTGATATAGTTACTGCTAGTTTTGATATCACATATGATGTATCTGGTTCAACTGCAGCAATTTTATTTAATACCGCAGTAGGAGCAAACGCAGGTTTTTCAGGTTCAACTTTAGCAGATAACAATGGTAATGGTGATTTTTACTTAAGTAATGGATTAAACACATCGGCATCTTTAAAGTTAACAGATACAAACGATGTTGAAGCGGTATTCGGAACATCTGCAATGGGTTCAAAAGCAGCATATGTACATGGATATTTCAAAAATAGTGGTATTAATTTTGATTCTCATGCATCTGCAAGTATAAATGTATTGGGCAACCAATTATTTAATTTTGATGCACAAGAAGCTCAAACACCAATTATTAAATCACAAACTATTAGTGGTATAAGAGAAGATTTATTCCGTTTTGAAACAATCGGAGCAGGTAACACATCTAATACAAAAATAAAAGTTGGAATTACAAATATAAAAGCAGCAGGTTCTATAAATGGTACCGATTATGGTACATTTACTATTGTTATAAGAGATTTTAATGATACCAATAAAAAGAAAATAGTATTAGAGACATATTCAAATGTAAACTTAGACCCCAACTCTCCAAACTATATTAGTAGAGTAATTGGTGACAGAAAAATAACAATCGCATCAGATGGTAAAATTTCTGAAACAGGTGATTGGGTTAATAATTCAAAATATGTTAGAATTAAAAACTTAAATGAATCGGCACCGGTTCAAGCAGTTCCGTTTGGACATACAGCGTATCAATTACCAGTTTCTGCATCCGCAGCAGTTGGTTCAAAAATACCTGCAGTATCATTCTTAACCGCATCGGTGACACAATATGGTGGTATTGATTTAGATTTTAATACCGACAACTCAATTTACCTAAAACCAATCCCAACAGGAGTAAGTGTAGGTTCAAATTCAGTATTTGGTTTAGACGCAACAAATGGTGGTACATTATCAGTAGGTGATGCAGCTGCACAATTTGTTGTAGCATTTCAAGAAGGTTTTGATGGTATGTCACCGGCAACTCCAATTTATACTGGAACAAATATAACTGCAACTAATTCACAAGGATTTGATTTATCAACATCTTTAAAAAGTGGTTCAGTAGCATACGCTAAACACATATCTGCATTATCTAACGCTGACGAATTTGATATCAATATGGTTGTAACTCCGGGTGTTATTAGAAGATTACATACTTCAGTAATAACTTCAGTTTTAGATATGGTTGAACAAAGAGATGATTGTTTCTATATTATGGATACAACGGCAGCAGCTGATTCAGTTTTACAAGCTACAACACAAGCTGACGCAGTTGATTCAAATATGGTTGCAACTTATTATCCTTGGATTAAAACAGTTGATGCTAACACAAACAAATTAATTACAGTTCCACCATCGGTATTATTACCAGGTGTATTTGCAAATAATGATAGAGTAGCAGCAGAATGGTTCGCACCAGCAGGTTTGAATAGAGGTGGTTTGACAGGCGCAGTTAGTGTATTGAATAGATTAACTCAAACTGAAAAAGATGATTTATACGAAGGTAAAGTAAATCCAATCGTACAATTCCCAGGACAAGGTATCGTAGTATTTGGCCAAAAGACATTACAAGATAAAGCATCTGCATTAGATAGAATTAATGTAAGAAGATTATTATTAACAGTTAGAAAGTACATAGCTTCTACTTCAAGATATTTAGTATTCGAACAAAATACATCTACTACTAGAAACGCATTCTTAAACATTGTAAATCCTTATTTATCATCAATACAACAAAACCAAGGTTTATACGCTTTCAGAGTTGTAATGGATGACACTAATAATACTCCAGATGTAATTGATAGAAACATTATGAAAGGTGCTATCTTTTTACAACCAACTAAAACGGCTGAATTCATTCAAATTGATTTCAACATTTTACCAACTGGAGCAGCTTTTAACGGATAATTTAAAAAACAGATATTTATAATAAATAAATCAGAGAACAATGCCAGAAATTTACGAATACGACAAGATATTTTATAAGAATTGGGAACCAAAATTAGCAAACAGATTCATAATGGAAATCGGTGGTATCGAAACCTATATGATTAAAACGGCTAACAGACCAACTTTTACATCAGAAACGGTAGAATTAGACCACATCAATGTTAAAAGAAAGATTAAAGGTAAATCAAACTGGGATGATATCACTATCACTCTTTATGACCCAATTGTACCAAGTGGTGCACAGCAAGTTATGGATTGGATTAGATTATCACATGAGTCAATCACAGGTAGAGATGGTTACGCAGCATTCTACAAGA